ACCATTTACTTGGTCTAGAGAGTTAGTATCTAAAGTAAATAAAGATGGTACTGGATTATATTATAGCCCAACTCGTACTCCATCTACTACATCGGAAGGTGAGAATGTAAGTGCTGTTACCATCAGTGAAATGGATGAAGTAAGAGACGCATTCCAGGGTTACTATTCATACATTGATGATTTTATTGAGGATATGAAAAAAGTATTTCCAACACTAGGAGATGATTGGGGTGTTTATATTCCTGAAGTCAAGTATCTATCACCTGAACCATTAGTAAACTACGATGATTTATCATTAGTTGATTATGACAACGTACACTTTGTAGGTGATGCTTTATCAGCTCGTGGTATTACAGTATCAGGTGCACAAGGGATTTATGTTACAGATTACATTTTAGAATCACATTTCCCAGATGAGTTCCCAGAGTTCATTGAAAACTACTAGGATATATAATAATAATTTCGTATATTTAATAAATTAAAATAAGTTATGGCTAAGAAAAACAAATTATATGAGTACAAAGAGATTAATTCAAGAGGTGCTCAAATCCATTTAGCAAGATATGTAGGTGAAGAAAATTGGAAATTCCACAGATGGGATGGACCTGCAATCGAACCACATGGTAGTGATAGTGAAATGATAAAATCATTTTATTTAAACGGTATTAAATATAGTGAAGAAGCATATAATGAAATTATGCAAGAGCGTGAAGGTTTACCTTGGTATAAAAACCAATCAATGAAAGCTCTATTAACAGACTATAGAAATTAATATGAAAATAGGATTATGTGGAACAATGAGTGTGGGTAAAACCACACTCGTTAATGCCTTAAAAGAACGTCCTGAATTTAAGGACTATATGTTTAGAACAGAACGTTCTAAGGAACTAATGGCTCAAGGTATTCCATTGAATACTGATTCAACATTAAAGGGGCAAACAGTATTTTTAGCTGAGCGCACTAGTGAATTAATGCATGAAAATGTTATTACAGATAGAACTGTAATTGATGTTATGGCATTCGCTAGAGCATCTAAATCTATGGATTATATTGACAAGGAAGAGTTCATAAATTATGCTAAGCGTTTTATTAGAGAATACGATTATATCTTTTATGTCTCACCTGTAGGGGTAGAGATTGAAGATAATGGTATTAGAGAAACTAATGTAGATTATAGAGACCTAATTGATTTTACTATTAGTAATCTTATTGATGCTAACAAATATAGATTCAAAAATCTCAATACACTATCAGGTAGCACCGAAGAACGCATTGAACAAATGCTAGAGGTGATTTCTTTGTAATATTTATAATAAAACAATATTATCATGAGACGTTCAGAATTATCAGAATATATTAAAGAAACAATCGTTGAGTTACTCTCCGAAGCAACACCCGAAGAGGTAGATGCCCAAGCTGATTTAAATAGAGAATTAGAAAAAACAGTTGCTCTATCTAAAGAACTTTCCGAAGATGAAGACGCTGAACCATCTAAAGCTGAATTAGCTAAATCTAAATCATTAGCTAAGGCTAAAGAAGAAGTAGCTCAACTTACTAAAAAGATGAAAGCCAAAGCTAAAGAATATAAAGCAGCTGAAGGTGATGCTAAGGAAAAAATTAAAGATGAGCTGAAAAAAATGACAGCTGAAAAGAAAAACCTTGAAAAGTTACTTTAAAAATATACAAACTTTATTAGTTGTAGTATTAGCAGTTCTTTTGTTTTATCAAAATAGCTGCTCTTCTACACCTCCTGTAGAACCACAGACCATTACGGAAGTGGTAACTAGGTGGGATAAATTAAAAGTTGCAACAAAAGAATATGTTCCAAAATACATTAGGAAGACCGTAGTTGACATTGACACATTTCAGGCGCCAATTGATACTATAAGCATTCTAAAAGATTATTATGCTAAGTATTTTTACACTGATACCATTAAGGTTGATAGCCTTGGATTTATAGTGATAAATGATACGGTTACTCGTAATTTAATATCAAAACGAGATGTTCAATCCAACATATTCATCCCAACAACTACAGTTACTAATACTACTTACCTCTACAAACGCGAGTTATTTTGGGGCGTTGCGGTAAGCGGTAATAAAGAACAAATACAAAGCGTTAATGGTGAATTAATGTACGTTAATAAAAAAAGAAATGCATACGGTTTTGGGGTAGGAGTTGATCAAAATTTCCAACCTATCTTTACAGGACGTCTGTATTGGAAAATAGGTAAATGAGTCAAGATTTAAAGAAAGTAATAAGACAAGAATATATTAAATGTGCCCAAGATCCGGTACATTTTATGAAAAAGTATTGTTTTATCCAACACCCACAACGTGGTAGAATACAATTTGCGCTCTATCCTTTCCAAGAAAAGGTATTAAACTTATTTCAAAATCACGACTATACAACAATCTTAAAATCTAGACAGCTAGGCATATCGACCTTAGCTGCAGGTTATTCTTTATGGTTAATGACATTTCATAAAGATAAAAACGTTTTAGCCCTAGCAACCACACAAGCAACAGCTCGTAACTTAGTTACTAAAGTAGAGTTCATGTGGAGTAATTTACCTTCATGGCTTCGTTTAGAAGCAGCTGAAAATAATAAATTATCTTTAAGATTAATAAATGGTTCTAAAATACAAGCTAAATCTTCTAATGCTGATGCCGCCAGATCAGAAGCTGTATCATTACTAATAATAGATGAGGCTGCCTTTATTGATAATATTGCCGAAACGTGGGCCTCAGCCCAACAAACACTAGCAACTGGTGGGGGTGCAATTGTACTTTCAACTCCATATGGTACTGGTAATTGGTTTCACCAAACTTGGGTTAAAGCAGAAGCAAGGG